GCCAGTCCGTCCCCCGTCGTGGGCGCTTTGGCATGCGTGGAGATCCATGGAGGAGCCTATGACCGTAACCAAGCGCCGCCCGAGCATGTTCCGTCAACTTATCCGAGGCGCAGCAACGCGCATCGCAGCAGATCCGAGCATCCCGCCGGAAAACCGGGAGGCGCTGGCGCAGCATGCCGAACACATCATCTGGCACCAGTGGCGCGAGCTGTTCGGCGGCGACGTGGTCAACCTGCGTGCGCCTGACATCGAGCCCGGCGAGCGTGAAGCAAGGGCCCAGCGGATCGCCCAGGCGCTTTCGTCTGGCGAGCCTGCCACGGTCATTGCCAGGCGGGAGAACATCACCGAGCGCAGTGTCCGCCGCATGAATCCCCGTGTACACCTTCGGACGAAATAGGGGGTTAAAACGTCCGGCCGTCAGCGGCACCCTACAGCGTCCGCATTCATGCCATTCAACTGCTGAGGAACTATCGCCATGACCACCACCGTCACCATGTTGCAGACCAGGCTCGGGGAGAATGGCTCACTCTGGACCATCGGCAATTCCTATGCGGCCAGCGATGCTTTCGCGGCGGTGTTGATTTCCTCCAACCTTGCCACCGGCACGCTGCCCAAGAGCCGCGGCCTAGTGCCGTTGTGGGGGCAGACTGACAACACTGGCGCAGTCGCATCCGTGGTGGATACGGCTGGGAATGCGTTCCGAATGGCAGTGCCAAACGGTGTGCTGCTGGCCGGTCTTGGCGACTCGATCACCTACCAGAATACAAACGGGTCCGCGTTGATCCTTCGTGCGATTGGTTACGCATCGTGGGCGGCGGCTTTGTCGGGTGGCCGTTTGCTGTTCAGCAACTCGCTCAATTTCGGAGTGCTTGGCGACAGCACAACGCAAGCACTGGCACGAACAGATACGGCAGTTGCAGCAATCAAGGCGGCAAATTGCCAGTATTGCGTCGTGCATCTCGGGACCAATGACGTTTATGCGGGCGGTGGGATTGCTACTGATGTCAGCATCGCCAATCTGGGCGCGATTTATGCGAAGTTGCTCAATGCTGGTATCACGCCGATTCTGATGCCGATCATCCCGCGTGCGAAGGACGGAACCAGCGGGTCGATGCTGACGGCAGACCGCCAGAAGCAGCAGCGGGTCAACAACTGGATCAGGGACTACGCGGCATCAACTCCTGGCGTCATCATCGCTGATCCGACGACCGATATTGTTGACCATTCCGTAACCAATGGCGACCCCATTGGCGCACTGACGGCATCGACAACCGCGTTCACCTATGACGGACTGCATCCGTCGCCACGCGGCGCCTATTTCATGGGAAAAGCAATCAGCGATGCGATGTCTTCGCGGCTGGTTGGCATTTCGCGCAAGGCGTGGTCACAGGCCGACACCTACAGCGCGACGAACAATCCTAGCGGCAATCTGCTGGCGAACGGGTTTCTGACTGGCACAGGCGGGACGGCTGGCACCGGAACGACTTGCAGCGTTGCGTCTAGTTGGACGGCCCGCAGACAGTCAGGGAGTACCGGCGCACTCACAGCCAGCAAAGGCACAATCGCAACAGGCAACGGCACCACGTACCCTTCGCAGGTTCTGTCAGCGGCTGCGCCTGCGGGTTCTGCATCTGAGGTTTTCCAGCTTTATCAGCAGATTTTCAGCAACTTTGCCGCTGGCGATGTCGTCGTTGCCGAGTGCGACATTTCCGTGTCCGGGATCACCGCTGGATCACTCAAGGAATTGATGCTGCAATGTGCCGACGACACACAGCAGGCAAAGCACCTTGCGCTTGAAACTGGCTTCTATATGCCGGATCAGTCGTGGACTGGAACGCTGCGCACACTCCCGCTGACATTGGCACCGGGGGCGACCGTCATCACTACGACCATCCAATTCACGCTTGATGGGGCGGTATCGAGCAATGCGGCAGTTGTGACAGTTTCGCGGATTCGACTGGCGAAACAGTAATCCCATCCCCTGCCGGTGCTGATGGCAATCAGCAGGAGCCCAAGGCCACCCTTCGCCGGGTGGCCTTTTCATTTCAAGAAAAGCATCGCAGGCGGACGAAATAGGGGGTTAAAACGTCCGCCCCAAGCCGCGATCCTAGCGGCCTATGAACATCACCCAGTTCGTTGTTGGAGACACCTGGAGTCAGACAGACAGCCTGCCTGACTACCCGGCGTCCGCCGGCTGGGTTTTGAAGACTCGGTTCGTCTATGACGGCGCCGGAACAGCGTTCACCATCAACAGCACGGCCAGCGGAGATGACCATGTAACCACTATTGCTGCTTCCGTGACGGCAACCTGGACCGCTGGCATCTGCACTTGGGTTCAGTTCGTCGAGGATGGCGCCGGTCAGAGCATAAGCATCGGCAGCGGAAAGATCACGCTGCAACCGGATCCGCGCGTTGCCACCACGGCGATCGATCTGCGCAGCGCCGCCCAGATCGGTCTGGACAACGTGCGCGCAGTGCTGCGCGGTACCGCCAGCCAGGGCGTGCTGAGCTATTCCATTGCCGGCCGCTCTCTGCAGCGTTACAGCATCACCGAGCTGATGGCACTGGAGAGCAAGCTCGCCGCAGATGTCAAGCGCGAGCAGCCAGGCCAGGGCCTGCGCTCCAAGGTTTTCGTGAGGCTCGGCCGTGCGTAACGCATCCGCCAAGCCATCCCTGCGCCAGCGCATTGCGCGCTGGTTTGCGCCTACCAAGCCTGGCGTGGCTGTTCGCAGCTACGGCGGCGCTCGCAATACCCGTACCACGGGCGGATTCGGCAGCTCTGGAAACACCAGCGCAGACAGCGAGCTATCCAGCAGCTTGTCTGCCTTGCGCGCCCGTTCGCGCCAGATGATCCGCGATAGCGCATACGCAAAGCGCGCGCAGCTGATCATCGTCAATAACGTCATCGGCACCGGCGTGGGCATGCAGGCCCAGGTCGAGACCGTGCGCAACGCCCGCAACGATCGCGTCAATGACGCCATCGAAGCCGCCTTTGCCAAATGGTGCGCTGCCGACTCCTGCCACACCGGTGGCGTTCTGCACTTCAGCGACCTGGAGCGCGCGGCCATGGGCCAAGTGTTCGAGGCCGGCGAGATCTTCATCCGCAAGCATTACCGCGCGTTCGGCGATAGCCGCGTTCCTCTCGGCCTGGAGCTGATCGAGGCCGAGCGCCTTGCCACCGAGCTGGTCGACCCTAGCGTCAGCCTTTCCGCGGGCAGTGCATTCCGCATGGGTGTCGAGGTCGACAGCTTCGGCCGTCCGCTCGCCTACTGGATCCGAACCCTGCACCCTGGAGATCTGCGCGCCCATGCCGGCGCAACCGACCGATACGAGCGCGTGCCGGCTGCCGACGTATTCCATCTGCGCGTGGTCGAGCGCTGGCCGCAATCCCGTGGTGTGCCATGGATGCACACTGCCGTGCGCAAGCTGGACTCGCTCAACGAGTATGCCCAGTATGAGGTAGACGCAGCCCGCGCCAGTGCGGCCTATTTCGCCACCATCACCACGGGCGAGGGCGAGAACCCGCTGCCAACGACGGAGCAGACACCGGGCGACTCCAATGCGGCGATCGGCGGCCAGATGATGGACATCGAGCCGCTGACGATCCAGGAGTTGCGCCCCGGTGAGACTCTGAATTTTCACACCCCGAACCGCCCAAACCCCGGGCTCGATCCGTTCATGCGCGCAATGCTGCGCGAGATCGCCGCAGGCTGCGGACCCAGCTACGAGAGTCTTTCGAAGGACTATTCACAGTCAAACTACTCCAGCTCCCGCCTGGCACTACTCGACGACCGTGACCTCTACAAGGCCATGCAGCAATGGTGGATCCGTGCATTCCGCATGCCGCTGCACAAGGTTTGGCTGCAGCAGGCAGTGCTGGCTGGCGCCATCGAGGGGGTATCCCCATCGGCCTATGCGCTGAATCCGGAAAAGTTCGCTGCCGTCTTGTTCAAGCCGCGCGGCTGGAGTTGGGTCGACCCCACCAAGGAAGTCGCCGCCTACAAGGAGGCCATCAAGGCCGGCCTCACCACGCTCACCGACGTGATCGCGGCAACCGGCGGCGGCATGGACATCGAGGACGTTGTCAAGACCCGCAAGCGCGAGCTGGACATGCTCAAAGAGGCCGGCATCGCTGTCGATACCACCGTCGTCCCTGGACAGCAGAACAACGGCATGCAACAGCAGCAGACGCAAGACCAGGCGCAACCCGACCAGGCCGACGCGCAAGACACCAACGCCCAGCAGCAGGACGCAGCGCCGCCGGCCCGCGTGCTGCAAATGAAACGAGGCTGACACCATGACCCTGCACCGTACCATCTCCCTGCAGCAGACTGCCCGCGCCGCCGAAGGTGGCGACCTCACTGTCGACATGGCGTTCGCCAGTGCCGAGCCATATGAGCGCTGGTGGGGCATCGAGGTCCTGGACGTGAAGGGCGCCC